CCAGTGGCTTGACATTTCGGATCGCCGCGTGCGGCAGCTGCGGCAAAAGGGCGTACTTGCGGAAGCCCGGCCCGGCCTGTACAACTTGAAGGATTGCGTACACCGCTATATTGAGTATCTGAAAAAGGACGGATCGCCGGAAGAAGCCGTGGACTATAACACGGAACGGGCGAAGCTGGCGCGGGCGAAGCGGGAGCGGGAAGAACTGGATCTGCAACTAATGCGCCGGGAGGTTCTACAGGCGGCGGACGTGGAAAAAGTCATGGTGGAAATGCTTCTGCGGTTCCGCCAGAAGATCCGCAACATTCCGGTAAAGCAAAGTCCGGCGCTGGCGGTAGAAACGGATCAAATGGAAATATTCCAGGCGCTGAAACGGGCAACGGATGAAGCGTTAGAAGAACTGGCAGACTTTGACGGGCTACTTGCGGAAATGGAGGAAAGAACGCCGGATGGAGGAACAGGCGAAAGCGGTATTTAAGCGCATTTTCGCAAGGCTGAAACCGCCGCCGGAAATGCGCCTGTCAGACTGGGCGGATCGGTATCGCCGGATACCGCAGGGGGCGGCAGAGCCGGGGCGCTGGCGAACGGATAGAGTGCCGCATATGCGGGAAATCATGGACAGCATTTCGGACGTGCGGATCAGAAAAACTGTGGTTATGTCTTCCGCCCAGGTGGCAAAATCGGAAACACTGGTAAACGTAGTGGGGTATTATATGCACTATGACCCGGTTCCGATCCTGATGATGCAGCCCACAATTACGATGGCAGAAAGTTTCTCTAAAAACAGGCTGGCAAAATCCATACAGGAAACGCCAGTGTTGCGGGGGATGATAAGCGATCGGCGGGGAGCCGGAAATACAATCCTGGAAAAAGTGTTCCCCGGCGGAAGTATCGCCATTGTGGGAGCAAACAGCCCCAGTTCCCTTGCGTCCCGGCCCGTGCAAGTGCTGCTGGCGGACGAAGTGGACAGATACCCGGCCACGGCGGGAACCGAGGGCGATCCGCTTTTCCTTGCATCCGAACGGCTTACAACCTTCTGGAACAGCAAGGAAGTATATGTGTCCACGCCGGGAAACAAGGGCACTTCCAGGATAGAATTAGAATACCAGCACAGTTCACAAGGGGAATGGAACGTGCCGTGCCCGCATTGCGGGGAATTGCAGCCGCTGACGTGGGAAGGGGTTGTGTTCGACAAAGACAATCTGGACACAATCCAGTATTGTTGTAGCAAGTGCGCGGCGCTGGCAACGGAAGCGGAATGGAAAAAGGGGTTTATAAACGGAAAATACATACACGCAGATCCAGAAAATCCCGTGCGTGGTTTCCACCTTAACGCCCTGGGATCAAGTCTGGCCCGCTGGCGGGACATTGTGGAAAAGTTCCTGCTTGCGAATGAGGAAAAGAAGAAAGGCAACATAGAAGAATTGAAGTCCTGGACAAACACGAAAATGGGCCAGACGTGGGAGGAAGAAGGGACGGAGGTTGACGAAAGCGCTCTTATGAAGCGCCGGGAACGCTATAATTGCGAAGTTCCGCCGGAAGTCCTGTACCTGACAGCGGGCGTTGACACGCAGGACGATCGCTTTGAAGTGGAAGTGGTGGGCTGGGGCGTGGAGCATGAAAGCTGGGGCATAAAGTACGCGGCAATTTACGGGGATTTGAAGCAAGGGCAGGTATGGAAAGACCTGGACGCATTTCTTGCCCAGACGTTCACAAAGCCGGACGGAACGAAGCTGAAAATTATTTGTACCTGTATGGACGTAGGCGGACACTTCACGAACCAGGTATACCAATTTTGCAAAATCAGGTATGCGCGGGGGTTGCGTGCAATACGGGGCAGCAACAACAGCCAAGCGGCATATATCCAGAAACCGAAAAAGAGCAGTACACGCGAAGGGGTGTATCTGTTTGAACTGGGAGTAAGCACCGGAAAAAGCCTGCTTCTGCAACGCCTGTTACTGGAAGACGAAGGGCCGGGCTACTGCCATTTCCCAAAGGATGAAGGGCGGGGCTATGATGAAAGTTTCTTTATTGGCCTGACGGCAGAAAAACAGGTGCTGACATACAAAAAGGGGCGGCCCGTGTTTGAGTGGAAAATAAAAGACTATAAGCACAAGCGAAACGAAGCGTTAGACTGTAGGAACTACGCGGCGGCGGCTATTGAGATCGCGCAAGTGCCGCTGAAAAAACCGGAAGAACAACCGCAGGTGAAGAAAAAACGGCGGAAGCGCCGGACAAGTGGAGGGATCATATAATGCCGGGAATTACTCTTGAAATCGCACAGAAACACCTTGACGCATGGTTAGAAGCGGAATTGGCCTGTACCACGAACCAGTCATACACGATCGGTAGCAGGACTTTGACGCGGGCAGACCTGGCGGAAATCAGGAACACGATCAAGTATTGGGCGGATATGGTGGCGCGGCTGGAAGCGGCAAAGAAGTTCGGCGGGCGCAACCGGGTAAAACGGATCATGCCCAGGGATTTATAAAAGATTGCCCGCCATTGCCCGTTTTTTCCGCTATAATTAGTAGCGTGAAAATCTGAATAGACAGACACGAACAGGAAGGAGCGCCCGCAGGGGCGCTTCTTCCTGCTGTTTAAGGGGGTGTATGCGTGGGGGTAATACAAAGGGCCATTGACGGCGCGATCGCCGCCATAAGCCCGCAAAAGGCGCTGGAACGGGCAGAAGCACGGCAGCAGCTGGCGCGGACGCGGGTAATCAATACGGGATACAGCCATTACGGGGCCAGCAGTTACAAAAAGGGAATGGCCGGATGGATATACAACGGCGGATCTTCCAGGGAAGACATAGAAGACAACTTGGACGTGTTGCGCCAGCGTTCCCGCGATCTGTATATGGGCGTGCCGCTTGCCACGGGCGCGATCAAAACCATGCGCACAAATATTGTGGGCCGGGGCTTGAAACTGAAACCAACGATTGATCGGGAAGTCCTGGGGATAGATGCAGACGCGGCGCACGCGCTGGAACGGCGGATCGAAAAAGAATGGGAACTGTGGGCGGATACGCCGGACTGTGACGCGGCCCGCATTGATAATTTTTGTGAACTGCAACAGCTGGCGTTTGTGTCGTGGCTTGTGTCCGGGGACTGTCTGGCCCTTCTGCCCGTGAAGAAGCGGACGGGGCAGCCCTACGATCTGCGGGTGCGGCTGATTGAAGCGGATCGGCTGTCAAGCCCCGGCGGGTTTGACACGATGGACGATCGCATAATCGGCGGCGTGGAAACGGACAGCACGGGGGAAGTGATTGCCTATCACTTTTCAAAGCACCATCCTTTATCCCTTGCAAGTCAGCCTATGGAATGGGTGCGCGTCCCGGCCTACAGCCCGGCTTCCGGGCGGCGGAACGTGATCCATATCATGAACCGGGAGCGGATCGACCAGCGGCGCGGCGTTCCCTTCCTGGCCCCCGTCATTGAAGCATTAAAGCAGCTGGGGCGCTACACGGACGCGGAACTTGTGGCGGCGGTGGTAAGCGGCCTTTTTGCCGTGTTTGTCGAATCGGAAAACGCGGACGGCGGAATGGAAGGTGCGATCGGAACGAACGTGCCGGACGAAGACCGGGTGGACGATGAAGACGAAACAACGGTGGAGCTGGTCCCTGGCGCTGTCATTGACCTGCAACCGGGAGAAAAGGCACACGCGGAAAGCCCAGGGCGGCCAAACGCAAACTTTTCCGGGTTTGTGGAAGCGGTATGCAGACAGATCGGCGCGGCGCTGGAAATCCCCTATGAACTGCTGTTAAAGCACTTCACGGCCAGTTATTCCGCAAGCCGGGGGGCGCTGGAAGAAGCCTGGAAAATGTTTCGTATGTACAGAACGTGGATGGCGGCGGACTTCTGCCAAGTCATTTATGAAGAATGGCTGGCGGAAGCCGTGGCGAAAGGCCGTGTGAACGCGCCGGGCTTCTTTTCCGATCCGCTGTACCGGAAAGCCTACAGCAAGGCGGAATGGAACGGCCCGGCCCGTGGGATTCTTGACCCGGTTAAGGAAGTGACCGCAGCGGAAAAGCGTGTTAAAAATGGATTCTCCACGCGGCAGTCTGAAACTATGGAAATGACCGGATCGGACTATTACGCAAACGTGGAACAGCTGAAACAGGAAGAAGAAAAATTAAGGGAGGTAACGCAAAATGCCGCAGGGAGCCAACAGCCCGCAGCAGGGGCAGACGGGAAACCCGTACCAGGTGACGGAAAATAGATTCTGGAATTTCGTCCCGGCCACGGGCACGAAACCGCCGGAAATGCTTCTGTACGGCCCGATCGCCAGTCAAAAAAGCTGGTGGGAAGACCGTGTAACCCCGGCCCAGTTCAACCAGGAATTAGCCGCTATCGGGGACGTGGAAGAACTGGTGGTGCGGATCAATTCCCCCGGCGGTGACGTGTTCGCAGCGCACGCGATCTATTGCCGCTTGCGGGACATTGACGCAAAAATCACAGTGAAAATTGACGGGTGGGCCGCCAGCGCGGCCACGATCGTTGCAATGGCCGGGGACGTTATCCAGATCCCCCGGAACGGCGTTTTTATGATCCATGACCCGGCTATGACTGTGTGG